AGCAAAAGAAGCTCGACGGATATCCGGTACAAGTCTACAGAAACGTCAAGTTGACCCCGGAGCCGATCAAGATCGGACAGCCTGCGGCGCATAACGCGCCTGCAATCGAACAAAGGAATTAGGAGGAATCATGGCAACCCCATACAGACGGAGGACGGAGATAGGAATCACGGCTATCAAAGAAGCCCTCGATAGAGCACTTCATCAACTCGATTTCTACTACGGCGCGAGCGACTCGGCGCCGTCGGATGGATGGGAAGATGACTTGAAAAAGGTCTTTCTCTATCAACTCACCGGCCGTGAAGATGTCCGTCCGACCTGGCACGCGGAAATATATCACAACCTCTCGCCAGTAGTTCCGCAAATCGTGGCGGAACTTAAAACCCTCGGTTTCGCGGTCTCCGAATCACGGCCAACCCCCTCACGGTCGGTACTCACCATCGAGAAAAAGGAAGGAAAGAAGTGAACGAGCAAGAACAGGCCACTATAGCGCCGATTGTAAAAAAACAACTTGGCGCGGTTCTCCCCATTGGCATTATTGCCGCGATCAAAATCGAGGCGATTAGGGACAAAAAGACTCTTTCGGATTGGATTACGGATCTCGCCGAAGCGGAGCTTCAGAAGCGAGGGGTTCCGTTTTCTCGCTAGCACTAGAGACAAAGTAAAAACGAAAGGAGGGAAACGTGAGACGCTACGAACAAAAAAGAGACCTGGCCAAAATCAAGCACTTGATTTTAGGGCAGCTCCCATTGGCCTATGAGCAGAAGAAACAGAAACCGCTCTATATAAACGGACATCGGTACGACTGCCTCTTTGATGCCGGAATCAATTCGGGCGTCAGCTACGTTTCCTTATCAAAGGCCATGACCAAAACCGGAGGCGCGCCCCGATTTGTGAAGGGTCGGTTTGTCGTAATGGAATCATGGGCCGTCGCGCACAAGGAATACTTTGTATGACCGCTACGGAAAATCTACAGATTCAGGCTGTCGAGCTGAAAATGGCTCAACTAATCCAAGTCATAACCGAGAACCGCCGGGAAGAAGAACGCGATGAGCGCATCCGCGAGCTCCCCGAGTGGATAACCCTCGAACGCGCGGCCGCTCTGAAGGGCGGTGCCGCATACGAAACCTATAACACGAAATACTGGCTTCAACCCTGCTGTGGGCTCAAGAGCCGCCGTATTGGCGGCCGCAAGTCCTGGCATCGCGACGATGTTGTCGAATGGCTCACGATAACCGACGAAGGACTCTTTGAGTATGCGAAAAAAATGGGCGCAAAAGTCCCGGATAAATTCAGGGAAATGACAGAGGCGGCGCGATCATGAATAATTCGGTCGACGACCTCGCCCGCGAGCTTCGGAAGCTTGCCATGTTCGGCCCCGACGCGGGGAGCAAGTTGGCTGATTGTGCCCTTCAAATGGCCGACGCGCTCGCGCCCGCGAGCGCGGTAATTCATAGGCTGGGTATCTTTTCGGAAATACGGGCCGAATGCGCACGCCAGGATGCCAAATGGGGAGAACAAAATCACCCCATGCGCCGCGATGATGAAAACGCGATTAAGTTTTTCAAAACCATGTCGGCACAAACTCGCGAACTTTGCGATGCCCTTGAGTTTCTACAAAAGGTTACCTGGTACGACATCCTTATTGAGGAAGTTTTCGAAGTCTTCGCCGAAGGAAGCCCGGCCAAGCAGCGCGAAGAGCTTGTCCAGGTCGTTGCCGTAGGTGTCGCCATGATTGAGTACATCGACAGGAAGGAAGGCGGCAAGTGAGAGGACCACTCGGCGAAAAGGCAAGGCAGAAGGTCGCGCGGGCGAATGTCCGCGATAAGGGGAAACCCGTTCTCTGCGTAGACCTGGGCATTGAATACGAAAGCGAATCCGAGGCGGCTCGAAAGATCGGCGTCTCGGTTATGAGCATATCGAAGGTTTGTAACGGCCACTTGTTTTCAGTGCGCGGACATACATTGCGATTCATTTCTACAGCGCGCTAGGCGCGAAAGGAGACCGGATATGGGAGTAAGGATTGCGGCGCTTTGGAAAGGTGTGGACGAAGGAGGAACAAAGAGGACTACCGGGAAACTGTCGAGCCCCTGTGGAATAAATCTTCCTCCTAATCAGCCGTTGAACATAGCTGTGGTTCACAATGATAAGAAGGTTGAAGGCGACAAGCAGCCAGATGCCTTTATCGAAGTTTGGACGCCGAAGAATTAGGAATCAAAGGAGACCCATCAATGGTTTTAACTACGTCAAGTTGGAAAGGCGGAACAGGGAAAACAACCCTCAACGTCTTGACCGCAGAAACCCTCGCGCGCCGAGGAAAAAAAGTATTGATAATAGATCTCGATAGCAACTGCTCAATTTCAGCATGCTATGAAAGTCTATTCAAAGACCACACGTCGAAAGATTTCATTTCCGGCCAAGCATGGGAGGTGTACCCCGCGAAGGAGAACATCGACATCATTCCGGCCGATCTACAGATCGGGTTACTGAATAACATCATGGATTCGCAGTTGAAAATAACTCTGCGTAAATCCGGTCTTCTCGAAAAATACAATTATATCATTATCGACCCGCCCGGATATTGGGGACCACACACGCGGAATGCGATATTCGCGGCCGACGTGCTCGTCGTGTCGGGTACGTGCTCCCGCCTCGACTATGAGGCCACGAATAACTACTTCGAAATGCTTCAACAATGCTGCATTGAGGCGAACACCTTCATTGTTGTGAACGCTTTCAACCTCAAAACAAACGGTCCTGGAGTATACGAAATGTACCGGGATAAGTTCTCGGACTACCTCGTACCCGAGCCCGTTCCTTACATCCAGTCATTAAAAAAACTGACCGCGAATATCGATTATGAACTCCAGCCGAGCGTAAGGGTCCGACTAGAGAAATACGTTGATTATATTCTAGGAGGAGATAATGCCTAAGCTCACGCCGAATGGCCCCGCGATGAAAATAAGCCTCGATCAAATAGTCGAGACGGGAAATATACGCGAGGATTATACGGACATTGAAGAACTTGCCGCGTCAATAAAACAGCACGGACTTATTCAGCCCATTGTGGTCAAGAAATACAAGCAGAGCGCGGAAGGCGTGCAGCTTTACGAACTTACCTGCGGTCACCGCCGCGTAAGAGCGTATCGCCTGCTTTGCGAGAAGGGCGATGATTTTTCAATGATCGACGCCTTCGTAAAGACGGGCGACAAGCACACGCTACAGCTAATAGAAAACCTTCAACGCTCTGACCTCTCGTCGGCCGAGAAGGAGCGGGCGGTCATGGAAATGCTCAACGATGGCCATACGCAGACCGAAATAAGCGACGCCCTTTGCAAGCCCGCGTCATGGGTTTCTGATCTGCTAGCTGCTTATCGAGTGAGACAGAAGGCGGATGCTGCGGGGGTCGATGCGAGCGCCATTTCAAGCAAAGCCCTCGGGCAACTCCGCTCGGTTGACGAAGTGGATATTCCCTACGCTATTGGGAAAACCCTCGAACTCGGTGGCACGCTTGCGGCCGCGACGCGCGTACTAAAAGAGTATCGAGGCGAACCCGTGAGCGACGAGCCCATCGCGGCCCCTGTTGCCAGGTCAAAGCCTAGCGAGCCGGAAGCAAAGGCGCCAGCCGCCGCTCGGATCGAAAGCCAGCCCGTCACGCGCCAGGCTGCACAAGAGAAAGACCCGGCGCCGATCAAAGTTCCGTTGACCTCCGTTTTTGATTGCATCCACGTCTATATCAACCGCCTAGAAAAGAAAGTGGGCGATATGGATAAAGAGCACGTCAACGCAAAGGAAGAGCGCGCGAAGATCGCGGCCGCCCGCGAAATCATCGAATTGCTTCAGACGAGTCTATAACATGCCCAAAGTGCGAAAGCCCGGCTGGCAATATATCTATTCCGACGAACTCAAAGAGGAAATCGCCCTGAATGAAAAGACGGGCTGGGTATTTTGCGAGGATGGTGTTCGCTACAGTCCGAAGGAAATTGAATTGATGCGTTCGAAGAACATGGCGATTTCTCGGGCGGCGCATCTCGTAAAAAAACAATTCGGAGGGGAGATAGTCGATGGAACAGTCGGAAGAGATTGTGAAGGAAAACAAGCTGAGGCGGGAAGCGGAAATGATAGAGATAAAAACAAGGATACCGCTCCCGCTGTATCTACACATAAGGCAGGAGTGCAGGGAGCGAACGCCGGAGATGGAGACCTCGACATATTTTAGGGAAGCTATAGAGCGGTATGCGGGAACGGATGATAAGCGAATATGACAATAGGGGATAGTTATGAACAGCCGAATAGCAAAGAGAATACGAAAACAATATCGAAAGCAAGTAGCGGCGACCGCAACGAAGAGCGTTCGTCATTTACTAATTAAGCTCGCCCGTGCCCGCGACATCCTTGGGATTGTTGCGATTCTGGAAACCATCACAATCATCGCGCTTATCATCGCACTGTTAAGGTAGGGCAGGATCGTGGATTTTAACCTCTATAAGCCGCGTCTTATCGATTATCTCAAACAGAAGGGAATCGACGCGAAGCCGGGACTAATCCGTTGCTTTAATCCGGCGCACGATGACAAAACCCCTTCCTGTGAGTTATTCGAGGACCATTTCGTTTGTTATTCGGGAAGCTGTGGCATTCACGGCGACATATACGATGCGGTAGAGGTTCTTGAGGGTATCACGGACAAGCGCGAGCAATACCTCGAAATAGAGAAGACCTTCGGCGCCGCTCCGCGCCCGGTCGTGCCGAAGGAAACAGAAAAATCCTTTACCCCTGACCGTGCGGCGTGCGATGAGGTCGAGGCGTACATGCGCGGCCATGTGAGCCGCGATCATGCGGTCCGTCTTTTTCTTGAGGCTAGGGCTCGGGCGAAGGACGGCGAGGGGGCCTCGTACCCGGCTGAGATAGTAGAGAAAATGGTAAACTATTTTTTCTACTGGCCGGGCCTGGACATTGCGACGGAGGCGGTGACCAGGGCTACCCTGCGCTCTGCGGGGATTCCCCTCGTCAACCCCCAAAAGGGATACTCTACCTGGGACCCGGCCGGGGTCGTAGTGAAGCTCTCTGTGGGGTACAAGCTCCATTACTACCGCGACGGCGAGTGCAAGAAGATCAATTCTCGAGCAGGATGCGTATTCCCAACGCCAAGCGACCTTGATACGTCGAAGCCCGTGGTCCTTGTAGAGGGCGAAATCGACGCCATAGCATGCCGCGCGGCCGGAATCGACAACGTTTACTCGACGGGTGGGACAAATGGACTAACCGGCCCCAAGGTCAAAGCACGCCTGCTTGAGGCGCATGAAATCATCCTATGCTTCGACAACGACGAGCCCGGCAAGAAGTCGATGGGAATCATCCCGATAAGCAAAGACGACAAAAACCGAGTGCTTATCCCTTCGACGTTGAGAAAAAACGGGTTCACAGGCATCATAAAGACGACCCACGTCCCAGATCCGTACAAAGATTCCGATGATGCTGTTCGCCACGGCCGCGCGGATCTCGTTATCAAGGCGATTGAGGAAGCGTCGATCTACGCAGAGGCCCCGGTAAGCGAACCCGCCCCGGCGGCCGCCGGGCCGGGGGCTACGCCAGGCGCGGCCGAGGCCGCCAATGTTGAGCCGCACGGCCGCTTGAGCCTCAAGGAATTAAAAGGTGTACTGAAGAAGATCGAGCGCACGAAACTTGACGAAAACGAGGTCGCGCCGTTCGTCTCCGCGTGCTGCAACATCCTGGAGACGATGGACGATTCCGCGTGGAAGATCCTGCATAAATGGGGCGCTCCGGACAACCTCCTCGATCGACCGCTAAAGCAGAACCCTACCTATCTTGTTACGATCGCGAAAAAGTACGGCCTCTCTCAATATTTTATTTCACGGCTCGAAGCGGTAACTATTTCTAAGGCTGAACTGCAGGGAATGATAAGCAAGAACGAGCCGATAATTCCTCTTAACTATAAGAAAATTACAGAGTCGGCTGAATGGGGGCTCTTTCTCCAGAACCAGGGCTCCGAGACAGCAGCCGGGATCATAGTCGATATTCTCAAGGATTGTTTTATCTACGTCGAGACAGAAAAACGGCACTATTTCTATAACGGTCATATATGGGTTCGTGAGCCAGATCCGCGCGGCGTGGTCTACAACATATTCTCCGCGCTTTTAGATTATTCGGCCGACGAATGCGGCGAGTACGACGAATATACGCTAAAGCTCCTCCAGCGGGCCGCGCGTAAAATAGAACAATACCGCTTCCGCTCGGAGGTCGTTCTTGATCTCTCGGCCCGGCCGCAGATTTTTCGCGCCGATGTGCTCTTTGATTCACCATCGATACGCGAGACGCTTACGCTCGAAGATGGCGTCCTCGATTTCTCGGGTAAGGAAATAAAGTTCCGCAAATCAACGCAGGACGAATATCGCCGCAACACGCTTCCGTACAAGGTTGCCGACCTCAAGAAGACAGATACGCCCGAGAAGTTCATGGCGTTCATGATGGGCAACTTTAAGGACCATGACACGCTCGAAACTCTTATGTACTACCTATCGCTCATCCCGTCGCGCTGCACGCAATACAAGTACGGAGGCATATTCATAGGGCGGCCGCACACGGGCAAGACGACGACGATTGAGTTAATGATGAAGATTTATGCCGGGATGATTGTCCGACTGCCTTCGGAGGCCCTCGTATCGACCGGTCGAAACCGCATGCCGAACAATGGCCCGAGTCCATATGTCGCCCGCCTAGAGGGGAAAGGCGCGGCCGTGGCCCAGGAGACGGAGCGGAACGGGTTCTTAAACGGAGCCTTCTGGAAAGAGCTAACGGGCGGCGATACGCTCACCGCTCGCGGCATGTATTCAGATCCGCGCGACTTCACACCGACCGCTCAAATTATCATGGCCTCGAACCATTCCCCGCGCTTTGATTCAAAGGACCAGGCCACTATCGACCGCATGGTAGTAATCCCGTTCAGAGTTGAGCATAAGCACGGCGACGAAGGCACGAAGGAACAGATTGACATTATCGCCGACCTATCCCCCGAGTTTCCCTCTGTTATTCGCCTTTTTGCAGAATATTACATTCGCTTTAAGCATGAGTTCAAAGGGAAAATACCGCTATCGAAAGAGTGCGCAGCCTATAAAGACGACTACGTCGAAGACCAGGAGACCGACCTTGATCGCTTCGTCGAGGATAATATTGACTTCGTTAAGGACGAAAATTGCTACGAGAAAATAAAGGACGTGTACGCCCGTTATCTTTCGTATTACAGCTTCGAACTTGATGAATTCGGAAAACCAACGGACAAGGAAGCGTTCACGCAGAACAAGTTCACCCGATTATTGAAGCATGATTATACTGAAATCAGGGTAAAGCAAAAGAAAATGAACGGATATCCCGTCCAGATTTTCCAATACATGAAATTGAAACCCGATGTCGGACAGTCCGCTCAACCAAGCCTGGCGGCGGACGACTCCGGGTCAACGCCAAAAAAGGAGGAAAGGCGCGATGACAGACGAAGCGATGGATTCGATTTCTCGCCCGAGCCGCCAGATGATAATCCCTTCGAATGAAATTGAGCTTGAGCCCTGCGAGTGTGGCGGCCGCGCTGAATATGTAGATGATACGACGGTAAACGGGCTCCGTGTCCTCTCTATAGTTTGCCCGAAATGCGGAAAGAGAACGCCGAGGCTCCTTTGCTACGTTGCCGGAGTCTACTGGAACCAAATTGCAGGAAAGCAGACCCCGCCGCGTAAACTCATCTATAACGAATGGGGAACGTGCCATTCTGAACCGACCAATACTGTCGTCGAGAACCACGGGCGAAACAATATCACGATAAGCATCTATGAAGAGACCGATGGATTCTTCGCGGCTTATTCGTTTTCTATAGGAGTGATTGCGAAGGCGGCAATACCTGCGCTCATTACGGCGACCATATATCCTAGCGCTATGGCTGCAAGGAATGCTGCAAAGGAAGAGATAAAGGAACTATGCTCGGCTGATCGAAGGACTAAGAAAATATTCCTCGATTTTATCGTAGTGAATGACCAGCAACTTGACCTTTTCACCTAACGGGCTGAATACTATTTCGAGGAGAATGCCATGCAAGACTTTGCGTTAATGGTCATCGATGACCCTTCGAAAATGAGCCTTTTAACGACGGCCATGAAGAAACAGGTTATCACGGGAGCGATTAATACAGTAAATATTCAAGCGGCGAAGACGCGAAAAAACGCTATTGAGAACGTAGGGCGAAACTTTATAATTCGTAATAGCTTCACCAAGAAAAATATAACATTCACTCAATGCCCGCTCGGATCTGTTCATACGCTTGAAAAAGTAACGGCTAGCATAGGCGCAAGCGAGGCGGCCGGATACATGGAGCGTCAGGAAAAGGGCGGCGCTCATGAGGCAACTAAAGAAAAACTCAATATTCCAACAGATGCTGCGCGCGGAGGAAATAAGAAAAAACCAGTGTCTAAAATGTATCGGATGGATTCTCTATCCGGGCGCTTTGTCATGACTGTTTTCTCCGACGAATGGCGACAAAAAAGTAGACCAGGCCTAATTGCTCAGGCCTACATCGCACATAAAAAGAACTTACTCCTTTTCTATCGAGGAAGCATCTTCAAGGTGACAAGGTTTTATTCCTACTATGGTAAGGCGAAGTTTGAAAAAAAGATGATCTATAACCGCAAGTTTTCTTCTACAAAGACGGCCGCGAGGCCATGGCTGCAGCCTGCAGGGGGAAAACCGGCGGCCGATGGGCAAAACATTTTCAACCATGAAATGGACAAGCTTGCGAAATAAGGCTAGTTCGGCGCCTTGCGGCCGACCGCTATTTGAAGCGATTTTAAGAGAGTTTTTTGAACGTAAGCGGCCGACGCGGTACCTTTTGCGTGTCCTATCCATGAACCTAACGTAGCAAGATATCGATCGTCGGCCATCTTTCCATGTCTCCAGGCGTTGTATTTGCCTCGCATCCTGTTCATGCTGGCCTTCTTGATGATCTTATTCCTCCGGTAGACCTTGTATCCCACGAAGTCAATTCCATCGCGTGTAAGCCCTATATGCGTCTTCTCGTTGAGCTGTAGACCAAGCTCGCGGCCGAGATAGTCCTCGATGATACCGCGCAGCTCTACGAGATAGCCTTTTGACTTGTCCAGGATGATGAAATCGTCCATATAACGGACGTATGCATGCATTTCGAGCTTTGTTTTTAGAAGAAAATCAAGCTCCGTGAGGTAAACATTAGCCGAAATCTGTGAAGTTAGATTCCCAATCTTGAGCCCGTCGTTTTCATCTTCGGCGTCATAGATCGAGAATAGGAGCCATAGAATATCCGGGTTTTTGATATACCACCTTTGAATGATTTCTTTCAGAATTGGAATCTTCACCGATGCGAAGTATTTCTTGATGTCGCATTTTAAGTAATAAATAGATGATTCCTTACCCATGAAATAAGCAAGCCTGGTCGCGGCCGCGAGCGTTCCCTTTCCCTTCCTGCAGGCGAACGAATCTCCGATCATTCGTGATTCAAAAATCGGCTCTATGACGTTACATAGGGCATGTTGAATAATCCGGTCCTTGAAAGGAAGAGCGGAGACAAGGCGCTCCTTGGGCTCGTGGAGTGTGAAATGGCGATAGGTCCCGACCTTGTAGGTCTTCCAGATTAGTTCGTTCTGTAATTCGATAAGATTTTCTTCGAGATTGTAGGAAAACTCTAGTACCGAAGTCCGATAATGCTTTTGCTTGCTTGCGAGTAAATAAGCCTGGTAAAGATTTTCATAGTCGTAGACTCTCGCATAGTCGATGTTGATCATGATGATGCTTCCTTAAAATAAAAAAGGCGCGTCCGTAAACGCGCCTCCAAACTACTTCCGCCACGAATGGCGAGGGTTATCGATCTGACGATTTAGAAAACGTCACTGTTTGCATAACCTTAATTATGCAAATCTGAAAAACGCTTTCAAATACTCACAGGCGAGGCGACACCCGATGTTCGTGTTCATGTTCCACGGAACATTGTTCAAGTTCACCGACCGAGGACCACAATCTACACCGTCGCTCCAATTGCCACCCGCTGACACCGATTACCCTTTGATAAGGCCGCCAACAATCCGGCCCACTTCCGCCAATTTTTTCACAGCTGTCTCGTAGCTATTCGGCGAAAGATATTTTCGTTTTCTCGCGTGCCGAATAAAGAATCGAAGCATCTCTAGGGATGCGTCGAAGTCGTACCAGCCCGCGAGCTTGTCGCGTTTTTTATTTGTTCGAATGATCTCCTTTGCCATGTCGTACATAAGGTTTTTTATTTGTGATACAAGAGCGAACTTTTCTGATTTGGGAAAGCGGTCAATAATGGGTATGAAGTAATTTATGAAATCTTCAAGCTTCTGGAAAAGAAGAAGATTTTCGACTCCATAAAAAGCACGATTGCCTTGTCCTTCGCTACCCATCATGACCGCCTTCGAAAAACAGAAATTCAGAAATCAGAGAACAGACACGCGCTAAAGCGCGTCACAGGCGAGGCGACACCCGACGCCCGTGCTCACGCTCCACGGAACATCGTTCAAGTACACCGACCGAGGACCACAATCTACACCGTCGCCCCAATAGCCACCCGCAATGAACGCAGTGAAGCCGATGTTATTCGGTAGATATGCTTGGCCCTTGTCGCTGCCGAGCACATCGTTCCAGGCCCATGATGTTGAATCCTGTCGAACGGTAAGTTCGTCAAGCCATTCCCAGATATCGCCAACGGTGTCGATGAGGTTGTACGCACTCACGGCATAGGGCTTGATACCGGCGGCCGCGTCATAGACGCCCGAGGAGGCCCCAACTGAGGCACCAGTACGCGCGCGGGCCGTGTTTGTGGTCTTTGTCCAGCCGTAGTTGTCGGCGGCCGCCTCGCCGCCAGGGTTGCCATAGGCCCCGCGAATGCGCTCGCCATAGGAAGGCAGACGCTTTCCTATGCGAGTCGCCAATTCGTTGAAATTGAACCAGTGCAGGCCCTCAGTGCCGGTGATAGGGAGCTGCCCATACTTCGATTGCAGCTTTCCCGCGATGACGTGTAGGCCGTTAGTAGCCCCCTGGAAGGAAACAGTCTCGGCCGTTGAGGCGAGATAGATGTCGTACCACATGTTGCCGACCTTCACCATGCCTTCGGGCGAGCATGACGGCCTGTTCTTCAGATCCCATACACTATTGGGGACGATGCCAACAGCGACGTTCCTTTGCCAGATAACGCCGTTCGCACCGAACTGGACACCGGTAGAATCGATCGGTACCCATTCATCATCGGCGGAAACTTTGCGAATATGGCCGTAATGGAAACCACCAATCTTGCGGGAGTTGTCCGAGGTGTAACCGCTCGGGTAGGTCGAGTTCGCGGAAATCTTGACGGCGACGTTTGTACCATCCCAAACGAGGTAGATATAATAATCGGTTCCCACGACGAAGGCTGATGAATCGTCCATGTCCGCAACGGTAAGCTCGATATCGGCGCGGTTGACGAACTGCTCCCATGCTGAACTGACATAAAGGTCGATCGCGCATCCCTGCTTGATGACGATGACGTTTGAGTCATAGGCGTAGGGGTTTTTCTTGTAGATGAAATAATTTCCCGGACTCTTGAAATTTCCCGATTCCGGGAGGCATGACACGGAGGCATCGTCTACCGTGTCGGCGTAATGGTGAAAACTCATGTCAACTCCTTTATCATGCTGTCGACGGCAGAGACCGTGAACCCGAGCCGATAGATTTCAGCTGCCGGGTCGTCGGTTTGCTCATAGTCATCCGGGGTTTGATCGTCTGCGCTTTTTGACGCGCTCGCCGCTTTGAGCGTCTTCATGTAGCGGTTATCGCGCAATGCGATGAGCCGCGACTTAAAGGCGCTCGCGGCGGATGAATTGGTCTTAGCGTATTCGAGCGCGTTAAGCCAATCCGTTTTAGTATTGAGCACTAATGGAATGCCTATCATGCTGTAACCTCCTTGAGAACAATATTGACTGGCATGCTTGAATATGAGCCCCAGTTCTTGGCGCCCCATTTAAACGATCCCCACTTTATTCGACGGGTTGAGCTTAGTATTTCACCGTCAACGAGACGATGCGGGAATATATGCACGCCATCGCTCGCGATCGAATAGCCGAAAGGAAGGAACTCTGGGTAATTCCCGGCCGCCTGCAATAGAATCTGATATGTTCCCTCGGATAGCCCAAGATCGGCCCAGGCAACAATGGTCTCAGTTCCGGTTACTGTAACCGTCTTGAACATTTTATCGTGGCTATTTGCGATGAGCTTTACAACTGCCTTAAGAGTGTCGGAAGCCAATATATTATCGGGGTTCCCGCTAATTCCTGCGAGGCTTCCGAATGCCGCATAATAGAGCGCCTGGCGCGCTCCGTTTATGTCGTTCATCCAGTCCTTTTTGTATGGCGTACCATCGAGGCTTTCCGTACTCGTCGCGTCAACCGCCTTACCGGCCGGATAATTCGCATCGCTATCGTCACGATAGTCCGTGTATTTAGCATCTATTTTTATCACCGCGTGCCTCCTAGCTTGTCCATTCGATATACATGACTGCCTGCGTATGCGCAGGCTTGATCTTCAATACGAGATATTCGACGTAATCCTTCCATACGGCGTTGACCTCGATTTTTTCGACATACAGTATTTCTCCCCGGCTGTTGCGCTCGACGCTGCCACAGACAAAAAAACACGATTCCCAATAAAGAGAATCGTTCGGGATTGAGTAAAGATTGCTTTTCCCATTAGCGAGCACGGTAGGCTCGAAGCTTTCATCGCCGATTCGATAGTCGTTGACGGCTCGATCGTCGCCGTTGTTCATGACCTTGTTCGCATTCACCGCTACGGTAGCGACATTGCTATCGCGCGGATTGCGAACCGGTACGTTCTCAATGACCTTTATTTTTTCATCGACCTGCGATAGAAGCTCTTGGAGCCAATAGGCGGATTGGCCTCCATTCAATTTCCAAAGCGCGGCGAGAATAGCGCGGCGCTTTGTAAGTTGTGACGACGCGAAAAGAACCCCGAAGGTCTTCTCCCACATATCGGGGAATCTCGTGGTATCAGGGAAAAGATCGGAATACGCGAGCTCTACTTCGTTTCTAACATCGTTAGGAAGAACCGCGATGGCCTTCATAAGCTTTTTTTGATTGTTGTCCTGGATAAGCTGATACGTTCTTGCATGAGGGAAGAGCGCGCGGATCATGCGAAACGCGGTACTCAATACGCCACCCCGTTTACGTAGAAACTGGCGAGCTTTGTGAGTTCGCCGTCGGCAAGTTCATATGGGGCCGCGCTCGTCACCGTGGAGCCATTCTGCTTGATCGTTACATCATCAAATGACGCCTTTAGGCTTTCCGCTACGTCGTTCACGATTCCGCGTACATTGTTAACGGCGACTTTGTTCGAAACGTCGGTGTCGACTGATAGCCCACGAATATATGGCTCACGAGAGAGGAAATAGTCGGCAATCAGGGACTTTGCAGAGTCGGCGAAGTCAGCCGCCGTGGCGCCGGAAACGCCCGTCACATAGACGACGAAGCCCTTCACGCTCACGGACAGGACGTTCCGGTATGATTCATCATTATCGGGGTCCAGGATCGCGCCTATGGGCTTCCTTGTGGCTTTCCCGGTATCTGGGTCATAGGTGCAGGCGGCTCCAACCGCTTTGCAAAGTGCCGTTGTGGCGATTCTGTCGGCATAGATATCAGAATTCCCGGCGACATAGATCAAAACACCCGTCGCCGAGTTGGAATCCTTGTAAATGTAAGTCTGTGATACACCGTCGACATCGGCCGCCCAGTTGCGATAATCCGCCAGGGCGCCTCCCTGGGGCTGTACTTGATAGCGATTGACGACTCGGGCCCGGTAATGCGCCTCCGTCTCCGCGTCTACTGCATCAGTCGTGACAGCCGTGATAGATACGCTCTTTCCAATCGTCCCGAGCGGGTTCACGAATACAAGTTCGTCGCCGACCTCGAGGTTCCCGATCGTCCCGGAGGATGAACATTTGAGCCCTATTGGGGTCGTTGCCCCAACCAGGGTGACCGTAGCGATTATGAGGTAGATTTTACCAGTGATGGTACTTTTTAGCTGCGTCCCGGAGTCGAGGACAGACCCGGCCAATACTACGGTGGCGAGGCCTGTGCCTTCCCATTGCGTCGCCTCGTTCGGTTCTCCGATGCCAAGGAGAACACCCCAACGCACAAGCGGACGAACCTGGACGCCGAGAACGGTGACAGTATCCCATGAAGCCGTGGCTGGAAAAAGCTGCAAGAAAAACCAGCCTATGAGCTTGTAAAGCGTAATATAGACGCCAGAAAAAACCTTGAAAATAACATTTAAGAACGACTTTGGCAGAAGCCGAAACTTCTTATTGAATTCTTGTTGAACTCCGGCAGAGAGTAGGGCGTATATGTCGGATATTTTCTTGTTTTCATACGCCATAGCTCATCGCCTCCCAGTGAATCGAATACTCGCTCTTCGATAATGTTGTCCCATCCTTGTTCACTTTTACTATTAAGTTGAGCATGTTTTTTCCGCCAATACTGCTTGATATGAGGATCTCGTCAGCTATGTCGGTATCCTTCATCCAGGCGAGGTCGAGGGCGGCAGCGTCGCATGCGAGTTTGATATTTTTTACGGACATGGGAAGGGCTTTGATGATGTTCTGGAAGCGCGAAACATCCTTTTCGTTTGCCTTGGTGCCCGAAATGAGATTTCCCCAATACGTCTTATCGTTCTCGACTTTTCCATCGTCCTCCTCATTTCCGCCGAAAAGAGAAAGGTAAACAGCGGTCGAGAACCCTCGATCGCATGTAATAAGGCCGTCCGTGATGTCTATCTCGCCACCGTCCTCCGTTGCTTTAAGGAGAACGTCGCCTTCGAAAATAGCCGATGATTCCATGATTATTCCCCTCTATGCGATCGTTGCCGTTCCGGTGGCTGTGGTTGCCCCTGTCTGCGCCGCCGGGCTCCCGGTCGTGGATACTGGAATACCTTGGGCGACGGTAATATCCGCTTTCATAACCTCGTCGATGAAATCTTGTGCTATTCCTTCCCATAGTGCTTTCACTTGGGCCTTGGCCTCATCAGAGGCATTACTCGCGGTTATACGGGCTGCTATCTTGTCGCCTAGCCGAGCGTTTGACATTGCCATATGTGCTCCTATGTCCCCGATACCTTGGACCCAGTTTGAGGCCCCCCGCAAAATGGACAAATGTTCATAGCGCAGAGAGGACCCGATCCAGTTGGGGCGACGCTCCCTTGCATCTCGAATGTTCCTCCCGTTATCTTCGCCTCGCTCGCCGTGATCTCGTGCTTACTCGATTCGATTGAAAAATCCTTTTTTGTTTTGATGCTCAAATTGTCATCGCAGGCGAGCGCGATAGACCCATCGTTGAGCATTGATATTTTAGAGACGATGTTCGCGTCGGCATCCCTGGCGTAGATTATTCGCTCGCCGGGCTTCGCGCCTTGCGATATAGATAAGACTCCGACGGCCGCATATTTCCCCGTACCATCGACCTTGACGAGTATTATCCGATCATCCTTTAGCGGAGGAGAATCCTCGCCGCTCGCTGAGAAAAGATTGGCGAGTTGGTTGTATTCGCTTCGCGTCTCGACGGTGAGTTCGTTTGTTTTTGAATCGTCGTCGGTTTCGCATTTTAGAAGTGCACCTATTCTTCCCATGGGAAAACCTCCGGCAATTCGCCGCTGTATGATCCCGGCAAAACAAGGCTGAAGGTCGTTCGCTTGCCATCGTTTTTGTCATCCCGGCTTATTTCGGTCTGCCGCGCAAGGAGCTTCGTTTCTTTGTAGATCATTGCTCCTGGAGCGCACACGGAAACACAGATATTCTTTCCATAGAGATTTCCTCCCTTGTCCTCATTGCCCATTACAACGAGTGTGTAGGAGACGGCCGAGGCGAACATACGCCCAGCTTTGGCTTTTACTGCCTCTTCAAGGCCATCCTCGTCTGCGTCGTCAACCATGAATGAAAATGGCCGAAGAATCCCGCGCTTTGTGAGATATTTATTTTCATAGGTATAATGACTCGATTTTGTTTTACTCGATGTTTTTGTAAATCCGGTTATGTGAGAATAGAAGTTCTGAGGATCAAAGTTCGGCGTACAAGAAACAAAGGGAAGCTCGCCTTCTTTGAATGTAGCAACCGGGGCACTAGCCTTCGGCTTAAAGAAAACAAGGTTTCCCCTAGAATCATTCGTGAAAAGAAGTCCACGTTCTCCGCCGAGCTTTGTAAGAAACTGCAATATTTTATTGTGCGGCTCATAGGATACGTCGGTAAATGCAGATCCCTGCGAGCTGTTTATTATCACAGAAATCCCGAACGGCGCGAGCATGTCGTCCGCGATGGCTGATAGTTTTAGACCTTTATACGATGGTGGGTATTTTGTAACAGGAAGATGTACGTCGTTGAGTACGCCACAGAGTGGATATCCTTGGAGATTGATGGTTTTTGAGTCTGGCTGAACGTCGGGATTAGGCGTTAATAGTCGTCCAGTAAATATGATTTTATTTTTATAATAGATAGCGCATTCTTTATACGTAAAAGGCCTGAATGACTCGTGGAAATCTTTAATGCTATCATCAAATGGCGCTGTAAGGGAAAAGGTGTCGAGAGTATCGATAGGCTCTATAATCTTGAATGCAGAAAATCCAGTGAAGGTTTTTCCGCCGATCATGATAGTTATATCTTGCTCGGCATCGCTCAAAGCCTCTGGTTTTGCTGTATTCGTTTCGGGCGCTACCTGTGAGTCGACCGGTATAATTAAGGTATCACCGGGATAGATAAGGGGCGACCCGTCGACGGCCTTCTTCCGTCCAAGTAACTGCGGGTTGCTATTCTTGATGATGGTCCATTTTTCGAAGATGCCATAATACTTGATAGCGACCGCGCCGAGGGTATCGCCCTGCTGAACCTTGTAAGATTTAGACATAATAAACAATCTCCGTGCCCATAGGCAGAAGCTCTATCGTGTCGGCGTTTAGATTGTTCTCCTGAATGAAATCATCAATCTTATCTAGGTCACCGTATAATTCGGCAACAAGTTCCACGACTTGCCGGTCGCGATCGAGTGTGATCGTGCGTTGCGTTGGAAGCGAAAAAGCAGTGTTGATAATGCTCTTCACGGATGCATATACAACCGCGACAAGTTTTTCATACGACCCGCCTGTATCCGTAAATGAGTTGTTCGCTACGCGGGCGTCCTGGAAATCTTGAAGGCTTTCGAGCAGATCGATGAGAGATTCGGCAACTTCTACCGCTTCGCTCCTTGACTTGAACGCGGGCGATGATGAAGCGGTAGCTGTATCACTGGATGACTCGGAATCTTTGATAGTTGTATCACCGGATGACTCGGAATCTTCGGAGGATTCACTGTCATCCGAACTTGTACTCGTGTCGGTCGTCGTCGTGGTTTTTGAAGCCGTGATTGCGATACCGCTCGCTACTTCCGCGAGAGCGGAAAATGCTACAAGGCGAGAGGCTGCAAACTGATTTTTTATATTATTGATTCCAATCGGGTCGGTTGAGAATTGCGTTATTATTTGATTGATGAGATTGGTATATCCTTCAAGTTTTGCCTTTAAGGAAATTAGAAGGCGTGAAGGTGTCTTGAGAATATTTAAGACTTGCCGGGCGGCATTGATGGCATTCGTGAATATCTTTTCAATCGAACTCTCGAGCGCCTTTATTGTGGTTTGAAACTTCGTCCATGCGCTCGGGTTTTTTTTCGCAAGTGATTTGAGATTGTCGCTTAATGCTTGCTTCTGCGCGGTCATGGTTGCGACGCCTTTGAGGGTTTCACTTGCGGTATCGGCACTGATATTGTCGGCAAAATCGGCGGCCGCTGAATCTTCGTAGTCGCTTAACTTAGTATCGATATCGTCTTCCGAGGATACGGAAGACTCAGGGAACGTGTCATCAGTGATTGTTTCGGAGAAAGTTATTTCAACGGTTGACTGATTCGTCTCGCTGACAAGGTTGTCTTTTCGTTTAATTGTCCCGGTCGGAACGACCTTACGGGTTCCATAGATTGGATGCTGAAGCTCTCCGTAGCCACGTTCCTCTAGGGCTGTCTCGAACTCGTCGGCGGAATCCATGCAATATTGCCCAACAAAAATACAGACCATTGGGAAGCGGCGTCCTGCCCTGCCGAGGGACTGGATATAGGCGCCGTCTTTTTCGATAAAGGTGAAGGTCGCGGTCTTTAGGTCTGTTTCCTTCTCGACATCCTCGAAAACAAAAGCGAATGATTTTCCGCTCGGCGAAGTATATTTAACGTCCTGTATTTTATCAGTCCATGTAGTCATATTATTTTTTCCCACCCGATCTTGTGAGCTTAACGTCGGGGGGTGGCGCGCCCTTCGAAACCTTAGCCGTCGCCCCCTTCTCTGCCCCTACAACAACGTCAACACGGCTTCGTGATACCTTCTCTTGGTAGGATTCCATAACATCACGGTTCGTTACGGGCGCTACTGGAGAGGCAACGGACGAGCTTATTTGCCTATTATTATCGCCAGGAATATTAAATCCGCGAGGCTGAGAGGAAACCGAGGCAATCGTTCTGGTAGTTGCTGCTATCGGAGCTATGGCCCCGGTCGAGGCGGGAATTACTTTTTGAACTACGGCGATGGCTTGTGGAGTCTTTCCGGTCGGAGCTATGGCTCCGGTTGTGGCGGGAATTACTTTTTGAACTACGGCGATGGTCTGTGGAGTCTTTCCGGTAAGTTGGTCACGAACGCCCTGCATTTTAGAGGCTGCATCGGCGGCCCACTTCCCTATTCCTGGTATTTTCCCGATCGTCTCCAGGATTCCCTGTATAGGTGCCATGATCCCCGAAAGGATAGCCGACCCAATAGCTTTAATTCCGCCGAGTATGCCGTCGCTCTTGAATGCATTAGTCACGAAGTCCCAATTCGTCACAAGTTCTTTTATCGCTGAAATGACGAACGCAAAAGGACCGGTAAATATTGCAATAAATCCGAGAATCTTATTAGAGTTCTGATCGATTTTTCCGATAAGCGACGAAAGCGCACCGGTTGCCATATTCCATATCGCAGTGGCGGTTTTGGTAATCCATTTCCATGCGGTCGAAACTGCGGCCGTGATCTTGTCCCAATTCTTGGCACAAATAATTACAATTGCAACGAGGGCCGCAATTCCGAGAATAATCCATCCAATAGGGCTAGATACAAAAAGGAAATTCAATAGGCGAACAGCTCCCGAGAACACGGCTGTTGCAGCAGCCCCGATTTTCTCTGCTGCAATAGAGGCATAAAGCCGGAGCGTCCATAATGCCTGCCCACTAGAAACTGAACGTATAATTGCGGCAGTACCATTTGTAACTACGTTGTAGGCTAACGTCACTGCCTTGCCTATTTTTATTGCATTATTAATAGCACTTTGTACAAGCGCAGCGGCGAATATCGCACCCTTGTATAACAATACCGTAGCAATAACGGCGAGGATGGGCACTCGAAGGTTCCACAACAACTTTGCAAAATCGGCAATTTTTTCGGCTACTTTCCCTGCTTTATCTGCTATTGGCTTAAAATCGACTTTATTTAATTCATCAGCAAATTCGGATATTTTATCCACCATTTTTTCGACAACTGGAGATAGAGCGCCCCCGAGATTGATTCCTGCATTTTTAACTTTGTTTAATAGCCTATCCATACGCTCGGCCGGTGTAGCGTCCATTTTTTCAAATGCTTCGTTCGTAGCACCTGCCGAGCTTGCCATTGCCTTCATGGATTTATCAAATAACGAGGAGCCCTTTCCGGTGAGAACAGTTAAACTATTAAGTGCCTTGGAGCCGAATAACTCGGTTAGCTTTTTTTGATCTCCACCGGTAGCCTTAGTGGCCATATCAAGGAAGCCTTTTAAGCCTTTGCTCTTTAGGCTCGCCTCGGAGAAATCAATTCCGAGAGATTTAGCCATTTTGCTGGCTTCAGCCGACGGCTTTATGATACTGGAAAGAATGCCCTTTATACCCATCATGGCCTTGCCTGCGCCAATGCCAGACGAAGAAAGGGTCGCGACCGATGACAGGAGTTCATCGGTCCCTATATTGAGTGACGACGCTATAGGTATAACGCTTCCTATGCTTTCCGCTATTTCTCCAAATGTAGTTTTTCCAAGATGCTGCGCGATCATCATTTGATCAGATATCTTCGTGGCCTGGTCGGCTTTAAGGCCATAGGCGTTAAGAACAGTCGTAATGCCATTTATTGCGGTCGCCGTATCGGTAAATCCGCCCTTTGCGGCCTTTGTAGCTACAGATACGAAATCAACCGAGGAGGCTGCATCGATACCCGCTCGTATGGCCTCATATTGCGCTCCTGCAAGTTCGGTCGCCGCTATGCCTGTCGCGTTTGAAACCTTTAGTAATGCTTTCTGCATGCCGTCGAGGGCCTCGGGGGTTGTATTGGCTACCGTGCCTACTTTGGCCATCGCGGTGCTAAGTTCCCCTGCATCTTTTATGCCCTTGACCGAAAATGTGATAACGGACCCCGCGCCAATTCCGGCTGCCGCAGTCGCAACCGCTTTTGTGATTTCCTTTCCAAATTCAGCTACTTTTTTTTGTGCTCCGGAGAAATCATTCTTTAATTTATTTCCGACTTTATTTCCTTTTATCCCGATTTTATCAAGCGGGGCAGTAATGTTATCGATCATTCTAAAAACTGTTTCGATTGCATATTTCGATGCCATCTCATGCCCCGCTATTTATTGTCCTTTTGAATCTTTATAAGTCCATCTATGAGCGGCTCATAAAAAAAAAGGATTTCATCAATGGTGATCTCCCTGAAGGATATCTCTAACGAATAGTCCATATAGATCTGGCGCAGTTGCGCCAGTATCCCGCCGATTCCGAGTATGCGTCGACGCTCGCCTTTTACGGCAAGCGTCGACTCTATGCGGATAAAAAAAGCGTTGCGATCCCCTGGAAAAACATCCAGTCTTCAATATCGAGTTTCGCGAAGTACTGGATTTCTTTCCCGACGATTGCGGACATGAAGGCTTGGAGTTTTCTGATATTCTGCGTGTCCTTGTAGCCGTCCATGGCCATCATCGCCGCACCATTCGGGCGAATGACTGTCACCTTATCTCCGGAGAATCCGGCGGGGGATTCGTCGGAAATGGTATACACAACCTTTTTCCCGTCGACGGTAACGCGGCCCGCCATAGTGGCCTCGACGAATCGATTCTTGATCGGGAGGAAATCCGCCTTATCCTCGTCGGACATAGCGGATTCATCCGCATCAAATCTATTCGCCGCGCAGTAATTAGAGAATTCCTGCTCAGCGAGTTCTTTCGTGATAGTTGTCGTTGTTTCTTCGCTCATTTTCAATTGTCTCCTTATCCCTGTTTTTCGACTTTACCCTTGAGCGAGATACCGACGGTGCCTTCCTTGTAAGAGAACTTTAGGTCGTCGGTTATCTGCGTGGAGCCCGAATAGACTGTCCCGTCGACAGCAGTGCAGGAGAAATCGAACGGGTCGAGACCGTCACGAAGATCCTGCAAATATTCTGGATCTCCGCGGTCGAAGTCGAATTGCATGTTCGCCCCTTCGACGACCGCAGGCTCTCGCCCCTTTACGATTCTGAATGAACCGTCGCCGTTCGATTTCACGTCGTTTTTGAAGCCTCCAAGTTGGAGTTGTACGTTGTCCTCGGCGTCGCAGGCGAACCTACGACCGCCGAGGGTCATGGATTCAAGTGGCCCTGAACTCTGGCTCATTATTCACCCCCCAGGTAGAATCCAAAATAAACATCCGTCGAACTAATTTCGACGTTGCCGGAGAGCTTGACGGGGAAGACAACGTTGAGCCGTTTCGGGTTCTCGCTGTCTATCGCGACCGTCATGTTCTTCTTGGTGAAATCAGCGTCTGCGATAATCGATTCTTCTACGAGTGTCGCGGCGAGGTTGTAGAAGCTCGCTTTCACCGTCTTGGGCTGGACGGCCTTCGGATTCACCGTGACTGTGGTGTCCGGTACGAGGGGTGCGCCCTTCATGTCGTCGGCTTCCATGATGAGCCGCACGTTATAGACGACATTCTGCAATTTCACGAGGTCTACGACATAGCGCTTCGATGGGAACTGGCCTTCGTTATCCGGGTGGTAGAAGGTGATGATGTCGTCTAGCTCGGCAACACTTCCGTTTTTGATATTCGTCGACGCGCCCTTCGTGGCCGCGAGATTCCGTGTGGTGTAGTTCTCTTGAACATCATCCGAGCCGCAATCGAGCCCGGTCAATAGGCCGTGATAGCCGCAGGCCGGATTATCATTCGCAGTCGTCATGATGTCGTCTTTGAGGCCCTTAGCCGCGATGACGAAGGGGAGTTCAATACTCCCAACGGACTCGATGAGGAAGTTTGCGGCATCAGTCTTTCGACTATCAGTAATGGCCGACCGGGTGGCGTAATCGTCAACGCATCCGTGGGCGATGATGCAGGGCTTCTTTTCTAGCACCGACCATTTGCCCTCACTGAAGGACTGGAAGAGGTCGAGGCGATCGGTGTCCGAATATGCGAATGTGTTCAGGATGACCGTCTCCCATACCTGGCCGATCTTATCGAGCGCGGCCTGAACCGATGGATCGGTTGCGCCGCCGGAGAATTGCGTGAGCGCGAACGTGAGGCCGCTGATATCGCAATCGACCTCTATCTTGATGAGGTTGCCGACAGCCCCTTTCCATTTGGCCGTAAGCGGAATCGCGCTCGCGGCTATAGCTGCGGTCTTCGCAGGCATTTCGAGAACGCTATCGATCGCGCTCTTGATGGCCGCCAGTAAATCGGCAGCCACCTCGCCCTTGGATACGGCGAATGAGGCGGCCACCCCGCCCACTTTTATTTTCCCGCTTCCGGCTACGGCTGCTGTTCCGGTCAATCCGACCGAACCAGCGGCGGCCACCGCCGCGTCCACCGCTTTGAGCGGGTAGAACGTGACGGGGAACTCGGCCGCGTCGCCGGAAGTGGGAAACAGCTGCCGCGCGACGAGGTGCAGGGGAGACCCATACCCGTACTTATCGCCTACCACGGCAGCCGATCCCTCGGCTTCATACTTGTCCGTGCTAAACACGGCGTCGGTATTCCCAACGCCGATAACGGCCAAGCGCTGCGGAAGGTGTTGTGCCTTCCCCGAATTGAAGTTCTTGTAAGACACGTCTACGCCGACGACGCGGCTGACGGCTGTTGCCGATACGCCCATATTCACTCCTTAAAAATCGATTAAGACCTTGCCTGTAGAATCCTTACAGGTAAACGTCATCGGTTCCATTTCAACCCCATCCGCCTGTGGGCTGGACTCATAGAAAACAACGCTCAAGGTCATACGAGCGATAAGCACTGCAATTGCCGTCTCTGCCATATTCGCGGTAGCGCCCGTCTCTATCTTCTCGATCTTGCGGGAACAGACGCATTGCACGCCGTCGACCTTGCGTAGCCCGAGGTAGGTATATTCGCCGGCGCCGATGATGTTTCGAACGATGCGCGCAACCTTCCAGGCGTTCAGCGCGGCGTTTCGATCATCGCCAAGCTCGTCGACAATGTTTCCGCAACCGTAGCAGTCAATGTTGTAAAAGCCTGTAAATTTCTGGCAATTAGACGCGTTGCTTCCGATATCAGAAACAATCTTTTCGAGGGAGACATTCACGAGCGGGAATGGCGAGCTTTCTTTCTCGTCAGTTACTTCCCAAGGGCGAGCGTTTTCAATATAGGCCGAGATATTAAAGTCATCGGCATCGGCAGCCCCGGCGGCCTGTGCGAGGGAATATTGATTCGCGCACTCAAGCGCGATGATAGCTGCTATTTGATCGCGGATTTTCTCCGCGTTGTCTTTCTTATTCAAAAATGTCGTGATAATCGCGCTCATTTTGCCAGATCCAAACTATAGACCGCGCGCCCAACTCCGAGCGTGCGGTCCGGTTCATAGCGAACAACATATAGCGTCCAGGTCTTACCCTGTCTGTCGGTATATGTTGCCTTCCATCCCTTTGTGGGAATACTTGTCGTTTGTATTGCAAGAGAAGAAATACGAAGGGCCCCGACTATTTTACGTCCCTGAACTGGGTTCCCTTCGCCGTCGAGAAGATATCCTATATCGCCCATCGTCCCCTTTATGGGGTACTGGTTCCCCTTGGGGTCGATGAGCGTATATGCGGAAGCGCCGCCGAAGTCGACATCTTCGAGTGTCTCGACAAGGTCGGCCTCGGCAAGCGTCCGCAGGTTCATTACTTTGCCCCTTCCGCTGAGGCGGTAGCCGCTGCCGTCCCTGCAGCGGCCGTCCCTGCAGCGGCCGCACCGGAAGACGCAGCGGCGGCAGCGGCCGTATCGCTTGAGGCGGCTGGCGCCGTAGCAATGATCTTGCTCGCGTCGACCTGGGCCTGAAGGAAATCAGCGTCTGCAAATACGCTCGCCGGGATCTCGACGCCCGGACCGTAGACGATTCCGTCCGAGATATAACTGTTTCCGGCGGCAACGGTATACTTCGTATCGGAACTAACCGTAGTAGTTTTTTTGGCCATCATGTCCCTCCTTTACCTGGTCGTGAGGCAAGCAAGGCGATCGATGCTCACTGGAATGCAGATCGGGCGAGACTTGACCTCGCCGACGTAAGCATCGCCCTTATTGTCGCGATAGACGCGGGGGCGGAAGTCAAAGGCTCCGTTGATCGATACCCGATCGGGTAGGAACTGGTCGAAGGGCGCGTCGAGTCCAATCGAAGGAATCCCGCCGAAAACAAGGCGGAAGTCGAGGTCGGCGATATCGGGCAGAAGGATGACTTTGCTCGGCCCAACGAAGGGCGCCTTCGTGTCGGTACCGTAGGTACGATAGCGGCCGTTGTAGGTGAAAAGGTTCACGCGATAACTTCCGATATCGATATAGCCCATGAGCTTTCCGCCGCGACCAACGAGGCGCGGATCGAGGGCGCCGAGGAGGAGGCCATTACGATTTATCGCGGCCTGCACTTTGGCAGTTCCGATGAAGTCGTTCCAGGCAGTCTTGCCGAAGATGAGGTTTACGACATCGACGAGGCCATCATCACGCACGACGTCCATGAGACCGGCAAGATCGGAAAGTGGGTCAGCTCCCGCCGCGTTCCAGGCAGTCGTAACGGTGGGGAAATGTGTAGCCTTCGGCTTGTAGTCGAGAATGTATGCAGCGTTTCCGTTCTCGTCGTTGAGGGAAAGGGACCCGGTCTGAAGGACCTGGGACGCCTGAAGTTCGATCGAGTATTTAATCATGGTCGTCATCTTGGTGAAGGCGTTTTTCAGCACGATCATGAGTCGACCTATCCAGGTCCCGATGGCGGCGTATTCGGTCTCGCCGGGTTGCTTCTTCAAAAGCTCAAATACGTTGACGGGCTTTTCGAGAGAATAGATCGGCGGCTTGACCTGCTTGTTCGTGTAATAATCCTCGGCGATCGCGACCGCTCCGGTCTTGAGGTCACGGAGAACAGGGGCGACATCCTCATCGCTGCGGACGATATCGATATCAACCATCTCTGCGTCGACGATATCCTCGTCCTCGGTAACGAAGAACGAGGATAGGAATCCCATCTTGTCCATGTTCGGGGCGCTCGTAAACATCCTTAACATGCGCTCAAGAAATTCGGGCATATTACTTCTCCTTTCCTATGGGGCTTTTACTGATTGTCTTTCTTCGACAAATCAGTGACGGCGAGGGGAATTATCCCGGAACGCCGAATCATATCGAGCTGCGCGAGCGTGGCGATGACGCTGTTTACAGTGACTTTCCCCGCGCGTACTTTTCCGCTGATGACCGGACGGCATGGAGTATCGGCGGCAGCGGCAGCCATATTTGAAGCAGCCGCTGTAGCGATGGCGACGGGCGTCTCGGTGGTAGTATCCGTTACCTTCGCAAACTTGAGGGTTGCCGCATCGCGCTTGAGCATGTCGCCCTCGGCGACGGATGCTCCGGCCGCGAGGGTAATCACGTTAGTTTCGAACTCGTTGTTACCGAGGAGAAGATCACTTGAGTCGTGATTTGTAATATTCATGTTGCCGGTCATTTGATGCCCCCGATTTCCTTATCGAGGGAGGCGAGGATTTCATCCTTGCCGTCCTTCTCGCCCTGGTGTTGTCCGCCCTTTGGGTCATCGGCAGCCCGAGCGGAGAGCGCTCTATTTTTCAGGGCGATGACATGATAATCGGCGATGACGCTGTCGTCGCCAAGGGAAGAACCGTCGCGAATATATTTCGCGGCCGTCTCATACGATTTTGCCGCCTCGCCCATTTTTAAGTGGGCATCGGCGCGCTTGCGTTCCTGCTCGACGCCCTTGGCTAATACCGCCTTGTAGCAGTCGGGAAATTTCGCCAAAAGTTCCTCCGGGTTCATTCGATCCTCCGTTTTCCCCGCTGTGGCGGGATCTGTTTTGATTTCACCTGTCGCAGACGCGGCAGGTACCTTGGTTGCTTGAGGTGCCAATAGAGCGACAGCCTTTTCAAGGCTATCGCTTGCGCAATTTTTCTCTACCTTTTTAAGTACGCGATCTATATTCGCTTTTGCCGTGGCAATAAATGCCGTGCGGTCAGCGAGCGCGGCGCGGGCTTCGATGTTGGACTCCGGTAGGGGAATAACTTTGTCGGCAAATCCAGCGTCGACTATTTCTTGGCCGATATAATAGGTTTCGCTATCCATAGCGGCTCGAATGTCGGAATCGCTCATCTTGCTGATCGCGCTATACGGGATTGCAAGTAGGCTTGCGAGTCGTTCGAGGACGATAGCGTCTTTCTGGAGGGTTTTATAATCGCCAATAGAAATAGACTGTGGATTGTGAATGAAAAATATCGAATTCTCTTCGACGCTGATTATCGATTGGGGATTCCCGGTTTTTGCGGCGAGCGCGGCATAGCTTGCCATGGAAGCGGCTGTGCCCTGGATTAATGTGGATACTGGATGCCCTTGCGAAAAATCCTTTATGACATTAAAGAGGGTTATGCCCTCAAAAACCGATCCGCCCAGTGAGGCAATCACTATTTGGACTTCCTCACCGGGCTGGACCGTGTTTAATTGTTCGCGAATATTGGCGGCGGTTATGCCATAATCGGCAATATCGTCGTCGATTAGGATTTGCTTCATACCGCGATTGTCGCGCTGTCAAATAAATAAAACTATTAACTATCGGATTTTTATCACCATGCTTTCGCGATGAAATGTCCTACTGCCCAAACCCCAGCGCCAGCCATGCCAACGCCGAGCCCTATAGAAACGCCCTTGTAAACGGTCAACCGCAGGGATAGCGTTTTAATTTCTGCTTCCGCTCCCGCTTTGTAATTGTTGAAGTCCAGCTCTAGCGCGCTTAACTGCTTCGAGAGCGATTCCAGTTTCTCCGATGTCGCCTTCAATTCCGCTTCCGAGGCTATGAGTGATGCTTGCGCCTGATTCGATTCCGCCTTTGACTTTTCCAGCGCTCCCGATAGCGTTGTCAATTCCGACTGCGCTTGCGCTAACGTGGCCGAGAGCGTCTCGATCTGCGTCTTGCGCTCGCCCAAGCGCTGTTCGAGCGTCGTTAAGCTCGCTTCGACTTGTTGTAAGGTCTCGTTGATACTTTGCAGCGTTGGCTTCGAGCTTTGCACGCTCTGCGCTTCCTGCGTTTGTCCCCACATAGAGGCCACCGGCAAAACTAGCCCCGAGGCCAATAGCAGCAAGCGCAATATAGATGACCATCTTTTTAGCCACATTACCACCTCCGATAAAAAGGAAAGGCCCGCCCGATCGGGGCGGGCCTCGATGTTTCTCGCGATCCTTTTGTTTAGACCGTGGGCTTAGATTTGGTGAGGAAGTCCTTCGCCTCGCTCAAAGCATCCTTGATGTCGCTCAGGCTCGCGAAGTACGAGAAGAAAATAGCGGCGACGAGGCAGAGCGCGACGGGAACGAATACCAAAACCGCCGCCCACCCACCGCCTATTAGCGAAGTGAAGAGCGCCAGCCCCTTAAAGATGGCGATAACGCCTACGACGACGAAGACCGCCGCGAAAATCCTCCTGGAGGAGAACGGCGTACCCTTGCCGCCCTCGCGGAGAATCGTGGTTAAATCCTCGATGATCGAGAACAACCACACGAAAAAAGCCTTGATCGCCTTGCCGATCTTTACAAAAAATGCCTTCATGCAAAACTCCTTTCGGTTCTATGACCGCTTCTTTATCTGAACCCCGGTTGAGCGCCAGAGCGTAAGCCAGGTATTCATGTCGTATTTATTGTTCCATCCATCGAGGTCGGCCCCGTAATGTCCGCTCGTCCTATTTCCATAGGGATCGTCGATGATAATGTTCTTGACCTTTGCGAGGTCAATGTCTTTCCAGACCTTCGCTTCGGCCTGTTCTATTTCGAATCCGACGAGCGTCACGATATGCCCAACCTTCGTGAGCCATGTCGAAGCGACGAATGGAATACCCTGTGTTATGCCGAAGAGCGCTTCCCGTAGGTCCCAATCCCAGCGCGGCCCGATGACCGGCTTATCCTTTAGGAGGAAGTGCTCGTTGATGGCCTCCGCGATCTTGCCCCAGTCCTCGGGAGCGTCGATGCCCCAGGTCTTTTCGCAATACGAAGTCAAATTGTCTTCCGGCTGCTTATAGTCGCCGGTAGGTAGCGGCCATCCTGCGATGGCGAGGCCCTCAGTCGTCCCGGTTGGCTTGCAGCGAATCGTTGGCCTGATGACATTATTCCTCTGTGAAAAATAGGTGTCGCGCGTCTTTGAAAGATTGAAGGTCACGGTAGCGTCCTTCTTGTCTTCAGCCTCATCCTTGGTTTCCATTCAATACCTCCTGTCTGGGTTCAACGCATCCTTTAATTTCATGCGTCGTTTCGATTCGTGTGATACGTCGCTCGTGGTTGGAGAGTTGCTTATCCTGATCGTCGTCATGCTTGTCTTTCCGGTCCATGTAATCAGTGAGCGACTTTATAGCTTGAGTGTTTGCGGCGACGGCACCTTTTATATTGACTACCCACACGAGAGCCTGAATCCCACCCGATACCAGAATGCTGACGGCGGTTAAAACAACCATCATCCAATCTGCCATTTGCTTTTCATCCCCCTTATTGATGATTTAAAAAACCGTCGAGCTCTTGCTCGATTGTTTCGACGCGCTCTTCGATGTCCGAATATACGGGCTTGCCGTTCTGGTCCTCATCAGTTGAGGGAACGAACCCGAGTTTCGCCATGATCTCGCGTTCTCGTGCTAACTTTTGTTGGACCGCCCGGAATGACATCCCGGTAATTTTGCGAGTCTGAATATCGTAAGTTGATATTCCGAGGTTTATCGCGGCCTTTGCGGCGTCAACATCCTTGAGGAGGTCAACGGAAGGGCGCGATATTCCGGTCCACGAACAATTGAGCCAGGCATTGCGCTTTTTCCATTCGGCAGGATCGAAAATTACGTCTATGAAACCAGGAAGATCGAGCTGGCCGGTTAGGCATAACTGAATAATCGTTTCTTGATAGATGAGTTGGCAGAAATCCTTAGAATTTTTATAGGTTCGATATTTCAAGTAAACATCGAACTCATTATTCGCCTGCCGTCCGGCTGAATATGAGGACGTGAACATAAGGCGGGCGATTTCGGGCGGTATCTCAAGGGTCCAGCAGAATACGTTGATGATAGCCTCTTCGAAGGCCTTATAATTCACGTTCGGGCGATTGGTATTGAAAGAAACAGGCTCCTCGCCGGGGGCGAGGTCATCGAAGACGGTTCCGGGCTCCATGCCGACCACCGGTTGGGTAGGGGGCGGTGGCGTCGGGGCTCCGGCTTCGGGAATAGGTGTCCCTCCGTGAAGGCGGGTAAGCCCTCCCGTCGGCCGCGTCCCGCCGTTTCCTGCCTGGGACCTTTTGATGAACATGGGGAGCATCGCATTAACAACGGCGGCTCGTTCTTCGGAATCCCTATAACGGTCAAGTTCTTTAAGCATGTACAACATGCATGCAAGAATCGGTGTCCCTCGAACGTCTTCGAGTAGCCGCTCTTGACCGTAGATCATCCAGGATATTTGCCTACCCGACTTCGGGCCATAAACAGGAATGCGTTCGTATTGTAGTTCGGTCCCATCCCAATATTGAACGTGATAGGCAACATGGCGGCCGCAATTGTCAAGCTCGACGCCGTGCTTTATGACGTTGCCGGGCGCGGGAATGTAACCATCGGGAGACCGAATGTAATTACCGTTGATCCAGTCCCAATAGGGGAGGCGTGTTTGCTGATTGATACGAGCGACGATTATGCCGTCACCGCAGAGCAGGGATTCGCGACGAACTTGCTCTTGGAATTCTCCGAAGGTCAGCTGCTTCTTATAGTCGAATACGTTGTAGTCGTTGGCGTAGAGATTAAAATTGAGTGTCATCTCCTCGGCAATCGTGACCGCCTTGTGCTCTCGCTCTTCGGGGTCCAAGTCGGGCCATATTACTTCGGCGATAGGGGCCGCCTCGGCGACGATCCCCGTGTGAATTTCGTTTCGCATGATTCGCCGAATAACACCAATCGCGTAGGGGTTTTCTCGGAAAAGTTGAAGGGAACGTTTTCGCAGCGTCCAGTAATCCACAAATTGATAGAGCTTTGTTGGACCAAAACTTCCGGCAAACTTATCGCCGTTGAATACGTCGTTGAAAATATCGCGGACGTAATAAGCATAAATATCTTTTTCGTTTTTACTCTTGAGAGTAGACACTGGAACGGCAGCGAATGTTTCTGTCATAGCGGTACGATCCTAACGGCGCGCGAACCGCCGATAGAGAAGCGGGCTTCGAGGGTTGAAATCTGCGTGATGAGTTGAGTTCTCCACGACTGGAGCATGGAGAGGTCTGAGCGTGTGACGGTCTGTCGATCCTGTCCCGTGTCGATCGTGTATGAAGCAATACCCTTTGTGGTCAGCGAATATATGGCGCGATCAACGGCGTCGAGTTGAATGCGCGCATTGCTCAACTCGTCTCGCCAAAATTGCTCGGACGTTTGTCCGTATGCTGGATTGCTCGTGTCTATAATTGCCATGAG